CAATTGGTAGAGTTCGGGGGTCCGGGCGATTAGCTCAGCGGTTAGAGCGCTCGCTTCACACGCGAGAGGTCACAGGTTCGATCCCCGTATCGCCCACACCCGGAAACGCCCACACAGTGGGCGTTTTCCTTTGTCAGGGATCGGTCATCCCAAGATCCCATCCCAAGGTGCTCCGGTGTTAGGACGCATCCCAAGAACTTGGGACGACCCGTGCCAGCCTGCGCGGGTATGCGCTGCGGCGTGTCGGAGCGGGATTGTCGGTGCCTGCCCGCACACTCGTGCTATGAGTCCAGTCGAGCGCCGCGCCAATCAGGCGATGTGGGGGCTGGTCATGCGACGGGGGAGCAACCGCGCAACGCGCCGGGATTGGATCGGTGCGGTTCGCAGGCGGCACCTGCTCGTTCAGCGCCTCGATGGCGGTTTCGCGATGGTCCCGCGGCGACGGGCGCCCAAGTGGCCGGACACCCCGTTCGACTCCGTCCCCGCGGCGACGGCGGCCGTGTTCTGGGCGAAGAACCCCTGGGACGGTGGGGGAGTCCTGCGCGGGGGCGTCCGGGGGGAGACAGGCTCGCTGGGGTTCCTAGCCCGGCGGCTGACGACCGTCCATGACCTGAATGTCGCCACCGCGCTGGCCGCACCCCCTGAACCACCAGTCGACGGCTGGGCGATGAGCCTGCCCCCACCGGACCCCGTCGAGGATGTCCACGTCACCATCACCGCACCACGTCCAGGCCCGCTGGCGCTCGCCGCGGCAGCCTGACTGATCGTCCCCTTGACCCGGGCCGCCCTGGACGTGTTGACGTCCCCTGCCGCAGCCTGAGCGCACCCACCATTCCCTAGGGCACCCGGGGATGGAGATAGCGGCGATGCCGCGCAAGAAGATCATGCCGGGACTGGACCGGCTCGCCCGCACCCCGCGGGCCACCGAGGTGACCGGGCTGTCCCGGCGCACCCTCTACCGACTGGCCGAGGACGGCCTGATCAACAGGTACAAGATCCGCTCCGCGACGTACTGGTCACTGGACGAGCTCGACGCGCTGGTCACCAGGGGGCGGATCGCGTCGTGATGAACCCCGCAAACGAAGATCGCCCCGGCGTGAGCCGAGGCGACCAGGAGGCTGGGGGGCCTGAGAACAGGGTAGGCGACACCCCCGACATGGCGGGGGAGGCTCACTGCCATCCCGACCAGGACCACATTGACGACATCCGTCGGATCGTGGCCCGCCCCTGGTGGCGCTCGGGCTGGGGAACATGTGGGTGCCTGCATCCCCGCCACCACGAGGAGGGCTGCCGCTGGCGCCTCGACCCTGACCACCGGGTGCAGCTCGCCGCCGCGACGATCCTCGACCCGTTCCCCGCCCCGCGACTGGCGCCTGACCATGAGTGCGAGGTGCTCGGCCGGATCCACACCGAACCGGGCTACGCCGCCCGGGTGGCCGCGTGGATCTCGTCAGGGAGGGCCGGCGCGTGACCTATGCCCTGATCGGCGACGAGTTCGGGCCGGAGTCCTACGGGCTGTCGGCCATCGCGCGGATCCTCCATGTCGACGCACTGAGTTGGAACAACCACATGATGCGCGACTACCTGATCCCAAGGCGCGAACTGGCGAAGCTGAACTACACCGAAGAGTCCCAGGACGCCCAGGTGCTGGGCGACGCCATAGCCGAACTCATCGCCGCCGGGTTCTGGGAGGACCGCGGGCAGGACCTCTACATCGGGTGCAAGGACAGCGCCCAGCCATCCCGCGCGCAGCTGATGCACTTGCGTGCGAAGAACGCCGAGCGACAGCGGCGCAAGCGAGCCCACACCTACGGCGATCACAGCTTGTGCCTGCCCAGCAATTGCAGCGCTGCTCGCAATCAACCCCTTTCCATAACTGCTGATCCAAGCCAAGCCGAACCGAACCAAGGCAACGCCGTGACTAACGGCGTGAGTCACGGCGTGACAGGAGATCCCCCGTCCTTCGATGAGAGCCGGTGGGGCGATGAGTGACGCCCGCTACTGGCCCCCGCTCCCGTGCCAGTCCCGCGGCTGCGAGTCGTTCGGGATGACCTTCCTCGAGCCGGCCGGGGTCTGGTGCCTGACGCACCTGCCGATCCTGTGGAAGCCCGCCGGCAACCCGTGGGCAACTCCCCGGTGCCATCGCTGCGGCCAGCCGGGCGCCTACCCCAGTCACCGGAACTTCATCACCCGGCCCGTCTGCCGTGACCACGCACCCGCGTGGATGGCGCCCTACCTGATCCAGACCATCGAGAGGAAGTCCGCATGAGCCGCACCGACCCCACGAACACCCCCAAGCTGTGCCCGATGTGCCGCGTCGCCGTCGGCTACTTCCTCGACCCCGAGGGCCTGTGCCCGCGCTGCGCCGCCGTGGTGAACGAGGCCGGCGAATGACCGCCCAACACCACCTCGGTCCCCAGGGCTTCCCCACGCACAAGCGCAAGCGCCGCCAGTCGAGGGGACGTCGCGCGCGGGCGATGGCCGAGCAGCGCGCCCGTCAGGCCGCCGCCGAGTCGAGGAGGATCCGATGAGCGAACCCACCACCACCATGCAGGAGCGGGTCGCCACCGTCGCCGACTACCTGCTGTCCAGGATGCCCGACGACCTGGTCGCCGAGTGCCTGGCGCTGGTCGAGCTGAACCCCGACGACGCCGGTATCAGGCTCGCCCACGACCCGCAGCTCGACAGGTTCGACTTCCTGTGGGTGGGCCGCTGGCTCGGCTCCGTCCCCGGCCCGTGGCTCCGCGACGGCACCGACCCGGGTGCGTGACTATGTCGGCACCCAGCGTTACCATTGACCTGACCACGCCGGAACCTCGGTGCTCGCATGTAGGTGCTCCTCGGACCACCGAAACGACCGCCGGCCGCCGTGAGCGCCTCCTGCGAGAGCACGACGCGCCCGTCGCCTCCCCAATCACCTTGTCGCGCCCCAGGCCGACGCCGTGAGGCGCGCGCACCCGTCCAGGAGGACGACCATGAGCACCATCGAAGAACTCACCGAGCGCGGCGTCAGCCTCGCCGAGCAGATCGCAGACCTCGAGGAGCGCTACGGCTCCGACGCCGACCTGTGGCCTGCCGGGGTCCGCACCCGACACGAGAACCTGCACCGCGGCCTGAAGGCCACCGACACCGACCTGCGCGCCCTCGAGGCCGCAGGCCAGCGCAACGAGACCCTGCGCCAGTACGCCATCTCCCACCCCGAGGTCCGGGAGTCCGGCTTCGGGGGCGGCACCCCCACCCGCTCCCGCGCCAACCCGTGGCGGGGCCTCGGCGACAACCTGCTCGGCGAGTCCCCAGCCGGGTACGCCCAGCGCGCCCTCGACGCCATCGAGCTGCTCCCCGGGATCCCCACCTCGAACCGGGCCATGCTCACCGAGATGGTCGACCAGGACCCCACGGCACGCTCGGCCATGTTCGTCACCGCCGCCTCGGATCCGGCGTACCTGAACGCGTTCCGGGCCGTCCTGAAGGACCCGGTCCGCGGGCACCTGATGTGGTCCGACGCCGAGCGCGAGTCCTACGCCCGCGTGGAGCACATGCGCGCCGCACTGAGCCTCACCGACGGCAACGGGGGCTACCTAGTCCCCCTGACCCTGGACGCCACCGCCATGATCCAGAACGCCGGCAGCACCAACCCGTTCCGGCGTATCGCCCGGATCGAGACCACCGCCACCGACGACTGGAACGGCGCCAAGACCGCCGGGGTCACCGCCGAATGGCTCGCCGAAGGTGCCACCGCCGCCGATGCGTCGCCCACGTTCACCCGGGCCACGATCAAGCCGCACAAGCTCTCGGCGTATGTGTTCGGGTCCTACGAGATCCTCCAGGACTCCAACTTCGTCGACCAGCTCCCGCGGCTGCTCGCCGACAGCTTCAGCAACGCTGAGGCTGCCGCGTTCGCCACCGGGGCCGGCGACGGATCCAACCAGCCGTGGGGCGTGGTCACCCGAGTGGCCGCCGTCACCACGTCGCGGGTGGCAGCAACCACGGCCAGCGCGTTCGGGCTGCCTGACATCTACAAGGTCCACAACGCGCTCACAGCGCGCTCGCGGACCTCGAGCTCCGCGGCGTGGGTCGCCAACAACACGATCATCAACCTGATCCGACAGATGGACACCTCAGGATCGGCCGCGTTCTGGACCGACCTCAACGGCGCCACCCCGGCCACCCTCCTCGGCGCACCCATCTACGAGGCCTCGGCCATGAGTGCCGCTGTGACCACGGGGAGCAACGTGCTTCTCGCAGGGGCCTTCGAGGAACTGGCGATTGTTGACCGGATTGGGACCACCTTGGTCTACCTGAACAGCATCGCCGACACCTCGAGCGGCAGGCCGACCGGGAGCGCCGGATGGTTTGCCTTCAAACGAGTTGGCGCAGATGTACTCAACGCCGATTCGTTTAGGTGCCTCCAATTGTGAGGTAGCCCCATGACTGCCCCGACGGTGCGTCAACGTCACCACCCACATCATCAGATCGCGGAGCGATGGTGGGCGAGGCCTCAACCTTTCGAGGCCAGTGACCCCACCAGCGCACCCAAGGGGCAACGCAGTGGCCCCAGCCGCCCACCCCTCGGACGGCGGGGGCCACCACCCTCACCCACAGTCACAACGCCGCCAGAACCATGTGCATGCCTGCATAGAGGCTCGAAGGGGGGGTGGGGGGTCCGATGGCCCTCTGGCACCCTTCGACGGACCCAGGGGGGCAAGCGGTCTGTGCAGTGCGGGGCCCCGCCAATCCCAAAAGGTCAGCCCCGACTATGCAGCCTCTATGCATCGCCCTCACGCACGGTGACACCCGAAGGAGATCGACATGCCTCGCCTGATTCGCCCGCTGAAGCCATCGGATCCGGTGGCCGAGATCCAGGCCACGCCACCGCGCGGGCTGAAGACCGCCGGCCGCCGGCTGTGGTCCCAGGTGGCCCCGTTGCCGTGGGTGGGCGGGAGCGACGCGATGACCTTGCGCTGCCTGTGCGAGCTGGCGGACCTCGCTGAGTCGCTGCGGGCCGATGTCAGGGCCCAGGGCGCCTCGTACGTGTGCCGCGGCCGGGTCTACTCCCATCCGTCGCTGGGGGCCCTCCTCGACGTCGAGAGGCAGCTCACCTCGGGCATGGCGTCCTTCGGGCTGACCCCGGCGTCCCGGGGGAAGCTGGGCGTCGCCGAGCCTCCTGCGGTGCCGTCGAAGATGGAGCAGTTCTCCGAGCGTCGCGCGGCCCGGATGGCTGGCGGTCGGCCCTCGACACCGCCGTCGCCCCGTTCCACCCAGAACCCAGCATGAAGGAGGATCCCGTGTTCCGTTCCCGCGCGTTCCCGCTCGAGGACATTGCCGTGTCCCGCACCCCCGACGGTCGCACCGTGGAGGCGTTCGCGGCGGTGTTCAACTCCCCTGCGGAGGTGGCCGACCAGGACGGTCACTACGCCGAGCAGATCCATCCGAGGGCGTTCGACGCCACCCTGGCGGCCCTGCGCCACGGGGACGGCTGGCGGGTGCCGGTGGTGTACAACCACGGCCGCACCCTGGCCGGCACCCCGTCGGACCGGGCCAGTGTGCCGCTGGGCACCACCCTGCACATGGAGGCCACCAGCAGGGGCCTGCTGACGGTGAGCCGGTACTCCCGCACCCCGCTGGCCGATGAGGTGCTGGAGTCCATCCGCAACGGGTCGATCACCGGGCAGTCGTTCACGGGGCGGTTCCGCACCAGTGACGGGCACCGCCGGGGTCAGAAGCTCACGCCCAACCGGGACGGCAGCCTGCTTCTGGTGACCCGCACGACCATCGACCTGGTGGAGTACGGCCCGACCCCGATGCCGGTGTACGCCGACGCGGAGATCGTGGGCGTGCGGGGTGTGCTCGAGGTGCCCGAGGAGGAGCTGGATCCGGTGCTGGCGTTGCGTTCGGCGATCACCTGGGCGGCGTTGCGCCGCTAGTCGTAGGGCGCCCCCGCTGCCCCAGCACGAGATCCCAACGAATCGTGCCGTAGCGTGCATGTGTATCAGGCGCCCGATGCCTGAACATCAACGGGGAAGGGCACACCATGAAGCTCAAGCGCGCAAGCGCCCTTGCAGTAGCGGTTCTCGCATTCGGTTCACTGTCAGGAATCGCGCAGGCCGCCCAGCCTGAATCGGTGCCGGCGGCGAAGTACACCAACTGCAAGCAGCTGAACAAGAAGTACCCGTATGGCGTCGCGCACCCCAAGGCCCGGGTGAAGGCTGGCAGCAAGTACGTGTGGGACAAGCGCAGCGACGGCAAGAAGTACAAGCACCGCCCGTCGGTCATCAACGCCGACCTCTTCAACTCGCTGTACAAGTCCTTCGACCGGGACAAGGACAACATCAAGTGCGAGGTAGCGAGGTAGTGGCCCCACAGCCGCGCGCGCGCCGCGTGGCTGTCGCGGTCGTTGCGACCGCTGCCCTGACCATGTGCACGGTCACCGCCATGCCACAGGCGGCAGCCAAGGACGTGTCAGCGCGCACCCTCCTGGCTCAACTCAAGGTCCGCGACGCCCGGGAGACCGGATACGACCGGGACAAGTTCGGCCAGTGGATCGACGCCGACAGGGACGGCTGCGACACCCGCCGCGAGGTGCTGATCTCCGAGGCGAAGACCAAGCCGAAGGTCGGCCGCGGTTGTGACCTGGCTGGCGGGTCCTGGGTGTCCCCCTACGACGGCAAGGGGTACCGGGATCCGACCAAGCTGCAGATCGACCACATGGTGCCCCTGTCCGAGGCGTGGAAGTCCGGTGCCTACCGCTGGACCAACACCACCCGGCAGAGGTTCGCCAACGACCTCGGCTACGGGCCGTCACTCGTGGCGGTCACGAGCAGGCTGAACATGTCCAAGGGAGACCGTGAGCCGTGGCAGTGGCTCCCGCCGAAGAAGTCCTACCAGTGCAAGTACGTCGCCAACTGGATCGCCGTGAAGTGGCGCTGGGGGATGACCGTCGACTCGTGGGAGAAGTCCACCCTCGGCGGTCTGCTGAACTACTGCGGCGCCAAGGCGACCACCACGATGCCGAGGAAGGCCACTGTCCGACTCAGGTAGTCGGCGTCCCGTCGTCCTCGGCCTCGTAGGCCACCCGGGTCGCACCGACGATCTCGTCGGCCCAGGCCAGCTTCTCCTCGTGGGTCATGGTCGACCAGTCGCGCGGGGGCTGCACGTCGATGCGTCCCATCACGGCCTCCCTTCGCCGAGCGGGTTGCTCAAGTCGATGCCGTTCCGGCGCGCGTACTCCTCGACGAGGTCGCGGCGGTCCGGGTCCGGCATGGAGTCGATGAAGTCGGAGAAGGTCATCACCTCGACCCAGTCAGGCTCAGGCTCAGTCGCCCCGGCGCTGATCGTCCCGTCGGCGCTCATGGCGCCTCGCCCGCCATCACCTCGGCGAACAGAGCACCGATCCAGTCCTGCTTCTGCTGCTCGGTCATCGTCTGCCAGTCGTCCGGGGGCCGGATGTCGATGCGTCCCATGAGTCCATCGTCCCACCACGGTCCCCCCCTGAGTAGCCACCCGGTCATCGGTCGGGCCATGCTGGGCACAGCGCGACGGGGAGGTGGGTGGAGTGGTCACGTTCCGCAAGTCCAAGAAGGTAGGACCCCTCCGGCTGACCGTGACGCCCAGAGGCGTGTCCACCTCCGCAGGCGTCGGTGGCGTCCGAGTATCCGCGAACAGCAAGGGCGAGGTGCGCCGAACGGTCGGGATCCCAGGCACCGGGGTCTACGACACGAAGAAGATCAACCCGAAGGGTGGCAAGGGCTCGGCCGGACCCAGCCAGGCCGAGGTCGACCGGCATTTCGATGCCATGGCCGCGAACCTGTTCCTCGACCTATCGCCCGAGGATCAGGGCAAGGCGTACGCGATGTTCCGGGACGATCCGGAGCAGGCCATGCGACAGATGGCGCACGACCTCGAGGCCGCAGGACTGCGTCCTGAGGACGTGGAGGCCCTCCTGCCCGCCATCCGCCGCTACATGGACCGATGGATGGCGCAGTAGGGGAGGTCTCACGCCGTCCTCGGCTTCATCTTGACCACGTTGCTCATGGCCTCCGCGATGGCTTCATCCCGACCACTGGCGGCGTGCTGGTAGCGCATGGCCGCTGCGATGGTGGAGTGCCCGAGTCGGGCTTGGAGTTCGGCGAGTGTGGCGCCCGTGCCTGCGGCTGTGGTGGCCGAGAAGTGCCTCAGATCGTGCCACCTGAGTGCAGGTAGCCCCACCGCCGCACGTGCACGGTAGAAGGGCTTGTAGAGGCTGCTGGGGGCCATGTGCTGGCCGTTGCGGGTGCCGGGGAACAGCAGGCGCTCGGGCTTCGCGGGGATCGAGTCGAGGTAGTCGGCGACGTCCTGACGGATGTGCGGGGGGATCACGACGTCGCGCACACCGGCCGCGGACTTGGGGGTGCCGACGATGAACTGGCCGTCGACCCGGACGACCCCGCGGCGGACCTTGATCGCCAGCGGCACCCCCTCCTCGTCGAGCAGGATGTCCTTGCGGCGCAGTTCCGTGGACTCCCCGAATCGCAGCCCACACCACGCGGACACGAGCACCATGATCTTGTACTTGTCGCTGGGCATCTTGTCGGCCAACTGGTGGATCTGGGCCGGGGTCGGCAGGTCGGGCATCGGCTTGGTGATGGCCTTCGCGGCCCCGGCGATCCGCACGGGGGATACGTCGATGATCTCGTCATCGATGGCCGAGTTGAAGATGGCACGTGCCAGCTCGTACTGGTGCTTCTTCGCCGTGGTCGCCAGCGTCAGCCCGGACCACCAGTCCTTGACCTGCTGGCGGGTGATGCTGTTGATCCGGTGCGGGTCCAGGGCGGTGAAGTTCACCAGCATGCGCGTGTACTCCGACCGGGTGCGCGGCTTCAGGTCACGCTCGGCGACCCACTTCGCCGCGTACTCCTTGAACGTGGGCGCCAGCGGCTTGCCGGTGTCGGGGTCCTCGACCACCTGATCGGCGTAGGTGCCCTCCCTGAGTTCCTTGCGGGTGCGCTGCTCCCACTTCACGCCCTGCTCGTGGGTGTCCCAGACCCGGGAGTACGCCCGGCCCTCGTGGGTGAACCGCGCCTCGAACCGTCCCGACTTGAGCAACCGCACCGACATGTCCGACTCCTCCTGCTCGCCATCCCAAGATGTCATCCCAAGACTACAGCACGCACGGGCACAACATGGCACGGAATCGTGCTCAGGACGGGCGATATGGCTCGTGCTCACGCACGTTTGGACACTTTTTCGATCCCCGTATCGCCCACTCCCGGAAACCCCCCGGTCACCTGTGGGGGTTTCGCGCATCCAGGTCAGCCCGCGGGCCACCTGAACGCGCCTCATTCGACGATGAGGGCAGGGGTGTCGGTCTTCAGGGTCTGCCCGCGGAAGAAGGCGGGGTCCTGGGCGCGCTG